GGCACATCGGATTGACCAGGGCGCAGCCGTGATGGTGGCCCCGTCCACGCCAAGCCTCGGGATCGGCACGGTGCTTGTTCCACTCCTCGTGCCCGAGCTTGATGACCTGCTGCTTGGCGCTCATACCGGATGCACTCCGTGTCGGGCCAGGCGGGCGAGCACCAGGCGGGCGGATCGGACCTCGGCGAAATCGGGTTCGTCCCGGTTGGCCTCGATGCAAGCGTCGGCGTAATCGGCCACGACGCCAGCCACCTCGGGGCTCGGGAAGACGGCCAGGACGTAGCTGCCCTTGCCATGCCGTCGGACGATGCTCGATCGCAAGACGTCACGGCAGGCGACGTCCAGGGGATCGGTCGGAGACTGGAGCAAGCTCGACCCTTCGAGGTACGACATGAACTTGCCGGGGATGCCGATGACGACGCTCACGACGTGGTCTCCTTCTTGAAGTGCGAACCGCGGCCGGTGCCCTTGCCGAACCGCTTGAGCGTGCCCTCGCAGCGGATGCCCTTGCGGTAGGCGATGCACTCCAACGTCTTCAACGCCTTCTTCGGCGAGACGATGACCTTGCACCTGTCGCACTCGTACTGGAAATCGGGCTCGTACGGCACCTCGTTGGGGGTGGGCCTCGGGGCAACGAACTTCTTGGGCGATGCGGACTTCCTCATAGATGTAACTGCTCCTGGCTGGTTGCTGGCGGTTGGTCGGCGCTGGCTGGCACCGGGGAGCAGGCATAGAACTCCCTACAGGGATTGTACACCCTGGGGTTCATAAACGCAAGAGGCAATGTCGCGGTGACCTGCATCAAGGACGCGCGTTCACCCTTCAAGTCCTACTACCTCCTGGCCAACGCGCGATCGCCAGGACGTCGGCGAAGCCGACTCGAAGCTGAGACAGAAGGTCCATCAATGACGGTCTGACGGATCACTCGATCTACGTCGGGACGCGACAAGAGGAGCCCTCTGTCGAGGGGCGGCACCGCTGACCGGGGTGCCTGGAGTCGGTCGCGATCCGCTCCTCGTAGGGACTCACCGCCGTCTGCATCTCGGGCTCGGGCGGAGGGCGTTACACCCTCGTGTGTTCCGTGCTGCTGATCGAGAACCTTGGTGAGGTGGCGAAGTGTGTGACAGTCGAATCCCGAGGAACCTGACTTCTTCGCCCTCTCACGAAAGCTCCCGTCGTCGGTGGGGCGCCTCCATCTCTGACGAGACGAAGATGCTGATGGTTCCGGTGCGGAGCCTGGACAACGTGAGTGCCGTGTCTAGGAGCCGCCCCACCCAGCGCGGGTAACGCATGAGCAGGATGCCCGCGCGCGCATGACACCGTCAACCCCGAAGTAGAGGCTCCGGCCCAGAAGGCGGCTGCGCGAGCATCTGCGTCCTCGCCAAGCGCAACTGCTCCAGCGAGTTCGTCACGATCTGGTCGATCTCCTGATCGGTGGTCGACATGCCCTTGCCGAAGACGATGTTCGCCTGGATGGCGCTCTGCCCGAGGATCGGGCTCGGTACCTGGAGGAGGAGGGCCAGGAACATGCCCTCGGTCGACCCGGCGATCCCGAGGTCCCAGGCGACGTCTTCACCGGCGGCGTTTGCTTCGACCGCCGCCCTGACCTTCTCGGAGTACATCTCGGAAAGACGCTGGACCGTCACTGTCGTCTCCTTCTGGCCACCAGTGGTGGACCTTGTCGCTTCGTTCCCATAGGTCGTCTAGTCCTTCATCCCACCAGATGTCATCTGGTCCGCTTGCTTCGACTGATGTCGAGGAGCTTGCGTCGGAGTGCGGCCGGGATGGCTCCGGCTCCATCGTCTTCGTCATCGAGCACCGTCTTGTTCCAGTCCGCTATCAGGCTGTCCTGATGTTCGTTGCCGGTCAGGACCATGTTGGCGATGGGCTCCTCCAGGGTGAAGTCGGCGATGACGCTCTGACACGTGACCGAGGGGTGGTCCGAGTCGATGCGATGGACTCGGTTGATCCGCTGGTCGTAGAGCGCCCACGTGAGCGGCATCTCGTAGTTGATGACGACCAGGGCCTCGGGCAGGTTGAGCCCTCGGGCTCCGGCGTCGGAGGTGAGGAAGATACCGGTGTCCCCTGCACGGAACTGCGCCTTCGACTCCTGACGCTGGTTCGCCGTCATCTGACCGTGGTTGATCGAGACGGTCATCTTCTCGCGCAGAAGCTCCTCGTGGAGGATCGGCAGGATCGACTGGCCGAAGAAGGTGAACAGCACCGCCTGCTCGCCCGCCATGTACCTGCGCTTCACGTACTCGATGGTCTCGTCGGTCTTCTTCGAGCCCATGGCCGAGAGGGTCTGCGCGCCGACGATGTTGACGATCTCTCGGGCGTACTTGCCCTGTGAGCGCAGGAGCGACATCGGGTGACCGACAAGCTGACGAAGCAGCGTGAAGCCGACGCGCTGGTCCTCCTCGGGGAGGTCGTTGAAGAAGCCCTCGATGCGCTCGTAGAAGTCGTAGTGCGCGTCCGAGAGCGTGACGTGCATCGCCTCCTCGACCTGCTTCGGGAACTGGTCTCGAACGTCAGCATCGGTCTTGAGCTTCACCATCACGAGCGGCGCCAACAGCCTCGTGAGGGGAACGGTGTTCGGGTCGCAGTCAGCCTCGCTGAGGTTCTGCCACTTCTTGACCTTCCTGGTCAACTCATCGCGATAGGCGACGTAGCGCTCCTCGAACTCGGCCACGGTGCACGGCGGCTTCGGGAGAAGGATGCGGCTCATGTTGAAGGAGCCCTCGGGGTCTCGATCGAAGGCGTTGGCCGTGAGCCCGAGCGCCCGAGCCGAGCCCGTCTTGCGAAGCATGGTAAGCACCCACTGATGAGCGAGATAGTTCTGGCTCGTGCGGTCCGAGGAGAGCTTGGCGCTCATCTCGTCGTAGACCCAGAACGTCCGCTTGCCCGAGAGCACGTCGACCAGAGGTCCAGGGTCGGGCTTGCTCCTCACGTCGACCTTCTGCTTCTTGCCGCTGCGCTTGAAGATGACGCCATCGGCCTTGATCGTCTCGAATGTCGAGATGATGACCTGGGGCATGTTGGCCCTGATCTTCGCCCGGCGCGTCTTGTCGCCGTGGTACACGCCCACGGTGAGGTCGGTGAAGCGCTCGATGTCCTCCTTCCAGTCGAGGAGCTTGCCGATCTCACACGTGACGATGGCGTGATCGAGCAGGCCGTCCTCGATCAGGAGGCAGATGACGAGCATGGCCAGGTGCGTCTTACCGATGCCCGTCGACCAGAGGGCGAGCTTGGCCTGGAGGTCGGGGCGACTCGTGTCGAGGTAGACGCGAGCCGCCCCATCGGCTTGGAAGCCGAAGACGCCGAGGTGGGAGTGGTACAGCGACCGTCTCTCAACGGCCGGGGCCAGGCTCACGCCTCGACTGCCGACCGATCCGATTCGAGCGAGAGGGTCCAGGTGAAGTCGAGCGCCGCCCGGACGTCGATGTCCATCTCCCGGCTCCGACGCTCGACACCGTCCACGAGAAGCCAGATGGTCGTCTCGTGGCTGTCGAGGATCGCAGGGAACGAGGCGTAGAAGGTCACGCCGCTCTCGGTGACAACGCGCTCGGCCGGAACGGTCACTCCACGCCAGCGCATCCCCCAGTGGGCGGCATGGTCGTGGAGGGCGCGCTCAAGGAGGCGAGTCTCGGCTACCGCCTGAGCTACCTGCTTGTCCAGCGCCTCAGCCATTGGTCCTCACCCGAAGGATTCTTGCTAGGACTCAGGCTACGGGTCGGCCCTACTACTCGGCAAGGGCGAATGCAAGCACCCTCAGGAGAGCTTGAAGAAGGTGACGTCCCCATCCTCACTGAGCAGACGCTCGACGTCGGGCATCGGGACGTAGAACCGGCCCTTCTTCCCGAAGCCGGGACCCCACGACTGCCAGCATTCCAGCAGGCTCTCGCCCTGGCTGGGCTTGATGATCTGGCCAGCGATAGCGGTCTCATGGCCTCCTCGTACCCCGGCATTGGGGGTGATGCGCACGACGCCATTGCGGTCCGGCTTGTCGAAGCTGTCGTACCAGTTGATGCCCCAGATGCCCGGAGCGACCATGAGCGCCCGGTTGAGGTGGTCGAGCCCGAAAGCGTGGGTGTAGCCCGTGATGAAGCCCATCTGCACGAGCGCCTTGGCCACCCCGAGCCCGGAGGAGCCAGTGTCCTGGTCCGGCCACTCGCCGTCGAAGGGGTCGTTCTTCGTCCCGCCGCTGTAGATGGCCCTAGCGGTCTCTGCGGTGATCCTCCGGCCTCGGACCCAGGCAGGGAGCATCTGGAGCACGGTGGCGGCTGCGAAGCCCGTACAGGCCCCCAGGTCGCCCTGGTCGAAGGGCTTGCCGTACCGACGCCAGCGCTTGGTGGACACCTCGGTAGCGACGTCGGCGCCGAAAGCCCTGGAGCGCTCGTCGTGACGCACGTGGCGCCCGAGACGCTTGCCGCGCTTCTTCTCCTCGGGGATGACCTGGACGTACGTGGTCACGGTGCTCCTCAGATGTCGTCGTTGATGGGCAGGTGCGGAGGAGTCTGGATCAGGGCCGAGCCCGTCGGAATGTTGATCCCCACGGCAGCGTCGGTCACCGGAGCGGAGTCGGTCGCCGTACGGATGAACAGCGATCCCCGGACGGCGCCGTCGGTGGCAGGAGCGGAGTCCGCGGTGCCCCGGAAGCTCAGCTTCATCCGGGAGACGACGTCCGTTGGTGCAGCCACGGTGTCCTCGGACGGACGGCCGTAGAAGCGGGCGAACTCGCTCGATGCAGGCAGGCCCTCGACGGGAAGGTTCGGGAAGCGCCTCGACTCGCGCCACCACCAGAAGGGCACCGGCTTGTGCCACGACTGGAACTCGGGGTCCTGGTCGACCGGTGGCTCCTGGTCGTAAGTCGAGAGGTTCGGCCCGTGCATGATCCCCGACGGCCGGTAGGCCCGGAGCCCGGCGTAGATGGGCCGAATCTGGAGCGAGGTGATGTGCATGTCCGGTCGAGATGCACGCGCCCGCCAGACGAGTTCATTGCCCGGAGTCGCGAACGTGACCACACCGAAGGGGTTGTTGCGGACCCCTCCTCGGGCGAGCACCCACGTAGCTCCGCCGTCGGCCGAGAAGTCCCACACGATGCCGTCATCGAAGATCGACATCGTGTCGAGGCTGATGCTCGACGCCACCTTCGACTTCTGGATGAGGCGTGCCCGGACTGCGGTACCCGGTGCGGCGATCGAGCCGATCTCGTAGGAGATGTAGTCCTCGATCACCTGTCCCGCTCGGGCCGGGAGGGCACGCTCAACGAGAGCGACTCCGGCCGTGGTGATGATCTGGAGGAAGTACGGGATCGAGGTCGTGTCGTCAATCGAGGTGAACCGCACGGCCGCGTGGAGCATCCCGAGGTCCGAGGAGATGGCGGGAGGGGTGTCGACGCCACCGAAGGAGGATGCTGCGGCAGCGACCTCGGCTGCGGTGATGTAGTCCCGACGGAAGACCGGCTGGATCAACGGGACCACGAGGCTGATGTCGGCGCCCGCTGCTTCACCGTCGAGGTCGTTCATCCCCGAGCGCTCGATCAGGAGCGAGTTCGTGTTCGAGACGTAGGTGATCCTGGCGTCACCGACCTTGCTCCACTGATCGGTGTCGGTGAAGTCGGAGGAGGCGAGCGCCGGGTCCTTGAGGTCGTGGTCGTAGACGATCTGCACCGGATGGCTCTGGTGCGTGGCGAACTGCAATCCCACGAGATCGTGCGCCGACTCGAACGTGACGCTATGGGCAGCGGCGTTGTCGTTCCCGTCGTTGTAGAGGTGGTTGGGGTCGAGGTTCCAGGTGTAGCCCGGCACCAGGTGCAACGGGTCATGGAAGCGCTCGTAATAGACGGTCGTGTCGTCGTCCACCGTGTAGTCGACGCGGTAGGCGCCGAACCCCTTGAGACCGCAGAAGAAGGCGAGCTTGTCGGAGTGGCGCACCTCGACCTGCTCGTACTCGTGGACCCCTTCGCGCTGGAAGCTGGGGGCGTCGATCCCGAGATGCCAGGGCTTGTAGCCGAAGCCGAGGTTCTGCTGACGGACAGTCTCGGCCTGCCACACGTTCGTGATGTAGCGGACTTCGGTCGGCGACAAACCGTCGGGTGACTCGGAGACCTGGATGAAGTTGTCGATGAACAGACGGTCTCCGAGGTCGATGGCAGCGCGCATGCCCGGAGGACCCGACTCAGGGTCGGAGTTGATCGTCTGCCACATCGACTCCCGAGAGACCCCGTCCCCGAAGGTCTTCACGATGCGATTGATCGGAACGAAGGAGTCGTAGGGCTCGGCGACGAGATTGGTGAACTCGAACTTCCAGAAGCGCCCCTTCGTCGGAGGCAGATGGAGGAACCCCTTCTGGACGGTGAAGTCGCGAGCGATCGGCGTCCAGGAGAGGAAGTCGTAGAACTCCCCTGGCCCACCCACGAAGCCGTAGTCGTTCGTGGCCGACAGGAGAGAGGTCGAGAAGCGCAGGATGGAGTTGTTCGTCGGGTCGTTCAGGTTGGGCTCGACCAGGCGGGTGACCTTCGAGGTGTAGTCGCCACCGACGAGGAAGGTGGACGGGTCCAGTGAGATGTCACTGGCCGGAACGTCTCCTCGGCTGGCCATGAGCATGAGGAGGTCGAACGCCGGATCATCCGCCGAGCCCGAGAGCGGCCCACCGATGCGCAGGTTCGGAGGCTGCGAAGTGGACGGAGTGGTGACCACGTTGAGCAGCGAGGAGTAGTGGTGATCTCCCCAGGAGACCCAGAGCGAGATGGTGTCGACGTCGTTGGTGGCGATGACGCGCAGGATGGCGTCGGCCGGGAAGGCGGGGGCGACGTGTGCATCCGTTCCGTCGGGATGCTTGAAGTGGATCGAGCCGGACTGCTGCTCCAGCTTGAAGCCACCGAAGTCGAAGAAGACGTGGTGCCCGACGTTGTAGGCGAAGTGCGGGCGCAGGACTGCATGGATGTGGAAGGGCAGCCGGGGATCGAACTGGACGGCCTGGTTGGAGATGTCGATGTACGCGGGGTCATCCAGATCGAACGATGCCGCGCCTGCACCGACATCGAAGGAGATCGCTCCCGTGGGGGAGACGATCGGGAAGTTCAGCGGATCGTTGTCGGCCCGGATGTCACCGGCGGGGATGTCGTCGTTCGAGTAGTAGACCGAAACGTGCGGGCCGGGATAGAGGGGATCGAGGAAGAACCGGTCGATCGTCTGCGCATCCCCGGCCGCATCCCTGGTATCGGCGAAGTAGTTGACGACGGCGCTTCCCGACGGCTGCGGCTCTGAACGCCAGACGCTCGGCACGTCGTCATCAATCGCGTTCGATGCAGGGTTCTCTCGAAGCTCGAACTGCACGAGCGAGCCCAGCAGGTCCGTCGTGCTGGCGGGGTTGAGGGGGACGTCCTTGTAGGAGTTGACCCGGTAGCCGATCTCCAAGTCGCGCAAGGCCAGCGAGTACGCCAAGGGCTCGGAGTAAGAACTGCTTCCTCCACCCACGGAGACCTGCTGCACGCTCGGCACGTTGTAGGTGATCGAGATGCCAGCGGGACCTTGCGTCGAGGAGTACCAGGTCGCGGGCGTGTTGACGAACAGCGAGTCGCGGAAGGAGTACAACTCGCCCGAGCTACCGAAGCTCACCGTGGTCGACGGAGACGGGATACCGATCGAGAAGCCGCCGAAGGAGAAGGTCACCACCTTCTGAGGAGGCGTGCCCGTGAAGTCCCTCCACATCACGACCCGGATACGGCTCGCCCTCACCGGCTCGAAGCTGGCGCTCTGCTTGACCCACGCTCCGGTCGAGTCCGGATGGAAGGGGTGCTCGGTGCCTTCCGGCGTCGTCGGAGGACGAGAGGGGATCGAGTCGGACGTCCTCGAACCGAAGACCTTGTTCCAGGTCGCGGTCGCCTCGTCGTAGACCTCGATGTCGATGTAGTGCGGGTAATGCGCCGAGCGCGCGCCGATGTAGTTGATGTACCGAGGAACGTTGAGCCGGACCTCCAGAATCTCCCTGAACTGATTCTCCAGCGGACGCTTGGGCGTGACCCAGAAGTGCTGGTTGCCGGTCGCTCCTGGATCGAAGCTCGTGGCGGGAAGCTGGCGAAGCGCTTCGAGCAACCCAGGAATCGGGATGCTGTCGACGTAGTTGATGCCGAGCTTCACGGCCTGGCCGGTGTCCAGGAGGGCGAAGACCTGGCCGTCGTCAGTGACGTACACGTCGGTCCGGCCAAGGTGTCGGTCGCCGTACGGGTGGGCCTGGTAGACGGCGTCGGAGATGTAGCGCCCGGCGATGATGTCGCGCTGCGAGGAGAGGGCGCCCTCGGGCGGATAGGAGACGTACAGCTTCTCTGGTCCACGACCGGAGCCGGTCTGGTCGAAGACCTCCTCCTGGACCGGAGTGTTCTTGTCGATGTTCTCGAAGCGGTAGTAGGCCAGGACGCCCGAGACGTCGCCGTTGTAGTTCCACGCCTCGCCCTGGTACCCGCCGAAGGGGACCCTCGGCTGCTCCATCGCCTCGACGTCGATGATCGGGTACGGCAACACCGTCGTGACTTGACGCGGCTGGACCTTCGAGATGATCTCCCAGTGCTCGCTGTCCGAAGCAACGCCACGGAGGACGAGAGGGGTGTGCGCTGCCACGCCAGCGGCGTCGACTACGGCGAAGGCATCGACGGGCTTGATCCGAGAGAGCACACGGATGACGTCGTAGTGCTCCTCGGGCGTGATGGCTCGCTTGGGGCGCACCGTGAACATGCGACGGTTGGTGACCCCGGCCACACCGTCATCGACGTCGCGGTAGCTCTCGTAGATGTCGACGTCGACCGACAGCAACGCCTCGGCGATCAACTCCATCCCGACCGGCGTCGGTCCGTAGCTCAGGGCCTTGGAGAACTGGGAGATGCGACTGCGGTAGCTCGCGTCTCGTGAATGGATGGCCTCCCACTCCTCGGCCGTTGCCGTCTCGGCGTAGGGGTCGATCGAAATGATCTCGGCCGCTCGGCGCTGAACGCCGAACAGGGCTCCATAGAAGCGATCGAGGTCGAAGAAGTGCGTGCCCTGGAGCGTCTGCTGGAGGCGCCGGAGGATGTACTTCTTCCGAAGCTGACCGATGCCTGCGTCGCCCAGAAGGACGGAGGCGAAGCGCACCAGAGCCGACTCGGGCTCCATGCGGTAGACGTGCTCGGAGAAGTGCGCGAGCCGGGCCTGGATCGTCGCGGGGGACACGATGAGATCGGTGCCGGTGGAGACCCCGTTGACATCGGGGATGGCCGGGTCCCCCTGGAGGAGCAGCAGGGTGGGAGTGTCGCTCACTACACGGTCCCGAACGAGTTCTGCGCCTTCACGACGATGGTGACGTTGTTGAGCACCGGCACCGAGTCGTCATCCACGGCAACGTCGGTGGCGCGCTTGGGTGTCCCTCCGTTGTCGAAGGTGTCCAGCACCGTGGTGCCGTCGGCAGCGACCTGCTGGATGGCGAAGTGCACGGCGTCGTCGGCATCGGTAAGGAAGCGGATGGCATCCACGCCGGGTACCTGGTGCGCCAAGGCCAGTAGGTCGCTCACCTGCACGGTCCGAGAGAAGCCGATCCCAGCGATCATGGCGCCGAGCTTCGACTGGAGTTCGGACTGCACGGCCGACGAGGTGTAGCCCGGCTCCAGGATGACGGCGAAGTACAGGTTCAGGTAGATCGGCTGAGCGGCATGCACCTTGACGTCGGTGGTCACCAGGCGCCAAGTCCGGTAGGTGATCTCCAGGTCACGAGGGATGGCGTTGAAGATGTAGTCGGCGGTGAACTGCTGGTTGTTGGCCGGGATGGCGAGGGCGTTGCCGTTGGCGGTCGAGCGGAACTCGATGCCGGAGTACGACGTCGGCGTACCACCGTTCACGGTGATGTCGTTCACGAGCCAGTAGTGCGTGCCCTCGGTATAGGTGATGCCGTTGATGACCAACTGGTTGGACAGCGAGATGTCGGTGACGGGAGCGAAGATCAGCGGGATGAAGTAGTTCCCGGCCACCGGCATCGACCCGTCGTCGCGCAGGTAGTTCGAGCGCTTGAGCCATGAGCCAACGGTGTTGTTGAAGACGTTGGCCGTCTTGAAGGTGGCCGTCTGCGTCGCCTCGGTCGCCCTGGTCCCGTTGACGTAGATGTCGACGCGGTTCGTGATGCCCGAGGAGGGGTCGTTGCGGCTGGCGTTCGGCAGGTACTCGAACTCCAGGTCGTAAACCCCGTCGGGCATGCCGCTCCCGATCTCGGTGATCTGCGGAGGGTTGACCCCCGCGTTGAAGCCGTAGTCGATGCCCGGCGTCAGGAGGTCACCGCCGTCGATGTTCACTCCGACGAAGGACGAGTTCGGATAGATGTACTTGGCGTTCGTCAGCGTGCTCGTGGCCGTGCCGCCGATGACCTCGATCTGCTCGCGCCACCGCTTCGAGGCGCCAATGACGTTGGCCTGGGTGACGTCCTGGTCGTCCAGGGCGACGCCAAGGAACATCTGCTCGGTCCCGGCCATGTTCCGGAAGACGGTGCGACGGAAGCGGGCTCGGAGCGCAGCATCGCTCTCGGCATCGGTCCCTCCCGAGAGAGCGGCGATGTTCGAGAAGGAGGTGATCGAGGGCTCGATCAAGCTCACCCGACGGGTGACGCTGTTCGGCCCCACGTTGCCCGCTGCTCCCCCGATGACGGCCTGGACCGGAACGGAGATGGCCGTCTCGCCAATGGGCAGCACGGCGGGCACGACGGTCTGCACGAGGACCACCGGGTTCGAGATGGTGGCCAACTGCGAGTTCATCGGGATCAGGATCGGAGCGGTCGCAGCAGTGGCACGCTCGAAGGTGACGGTGCCCGTGGCTCGACGGGCCGGAAGACGCTGCTGGCCGAACAGGGCGACGAAGTCATCGAGGTCGGCACCCTGCTTGGCCTCGACGTCGTACTGGTATTCCAGGAGGTAGCGGTCGGCGTAGCCCTCGGCCCCGACCTCGCCGACGGCGTCGAGCATCTTGCGCGTCGGCGTACCGATGGTGGTGTCGAGGTCGGGCAACGTGATGGCGAGCGCGTCGCGCATCTGCTGAACAATCTGCGCCTGCGTGGGAGTCGTCATGGTCTATCCCGTCACCGATCCGGCCAGCGTGATGGTCTCTCCGCCGAACGTCGTGACCCTCACGCGCACGAAGAAGCGGTCGTACTCCTGCCTGACGTCGATGGCCTCGACCGTCGAGACAAGCTCAGAAGCCCGGTAGCGATTGCGTCGACCGAGGCGCTGGTCCTCACGCAGGTTGTAGTTCTGGATCGAGATGTAGTTCTGCACGAGGCGGTTCATCTCGCCTCGAACGAGAGCGACGATCTCCTCCGAGTTGGGCTGCCCGACGAAGCGATCGAGCAGGCTCCCCCACTTCGGATGGAACCGGTCGATGCCCAAAGGCTCGGCGGCAGCGTGGTTCAAGTCCTGGCGAACCTTCGCCGGACCATCCGTCAGGACGAAGCCGCCCTGGCCGACCACGAGGTCGCCGTTCTCGATCAGTAGTCCACGCATCTCCACCTCTTGGGTGGTCTCACGGGCGCTCTCACAGGGGAGTCTCCGTGGTCGTTGTCCCGCCACCGTCAGGCGCGACGTGGGTGTGCTCGTGCGTCGCTCGGATACGGGTGGAGGTCGTGTTGTCCACGATGACCCCAGCCTCGTCCAGCTTGGTCAGGAGGTCTTCGAGTGCCGGATTCCCATCGGTGGTCCCCGTGATGATGGGAGGGGACCAGCCGACGCACATGGCAAAGGTCCAGTAGCCGAGGTCCCTGGAGATGATCCACGTCTCTCCCTGGACCGGGCGCATCCCCTTGGCCCGAGGGTGCAGCGGGACCTGGCGAGGCTTGCCGAACTCGTTGAGGCAGACGGCATAGCCCTCCTCGAATAGCACCTCCTCGATCTTGACCTTCTCGAAGGGGAGGCCCTGGCCTGGTCGACCTGCATGCGTCTGGTGTCCAGCGACCATCAGCCGGTCCCCTCGGCCAGGATGAGGGGGATGGCTCCTCCGCTCGTGTAGACGGACGGAGCGCACGTCGTGATCGACGTCGAGAAGCCGCCGCCGTCTCGGAAGTCGAAGTTGTGCGTGACCGACTGGATGTACGCCTGGAAGTTGATCGGCGTCCCGGCGATCGTCGGAATCTGGATGAGCATGCCGGGGAACGCCTCGGGCATGAAGGTCAGCGGGACGGGCGCGCTGAACTGCTCGGCCCAGTTCTGCTGGAACAGGTAGACGGCGTACCAGAAGATCGCCCTCGGGTTCGAGAGCGTCGACATGGACTCATAGTCCGGTCGGGCTCCGTGCTTCTGGAGGAAGGCCGCAGCGTCGAGGAAGTCATAGGGGTCGTTGCCCTCGGTGACCCCGAACAGCGCTTCCATGATCTCGGGGAACTCGACCGTGGCGATGCCGGTGGTCGTGTACTTCTGCCAGATGGCCTGGGCGTCTTCGCCACCGATCGCGCCGGAAGTAGACAAGCCCGACGAAGCACCAGAGGTGAACATGTGGGTCTTGAGGAACAGGTCGGTCCAGTTGACGGTGAAGTCCAGAAGCTCGATGTCCTGCACCACGATCTTCCCTGCGGTGTTGTACTTGCCGAAGTAGTCGGGGAACCAGGCGATGAGGTCCCCGTTGGGTGCCGTGCAGTACGAGCGCATCGACGCCTGGAACAGCATCTTGAGCGTGGCCAGAAATGGCTCATCGTTCATCAGGGCGCGAGGGCCAGCGAGGATCGACGCTTCGGCCACATCGCCGGAGAGTGACGCGCTCCACTGGTTCGTGTTGAACAAAGGAGCCGACGCACCTGCTCCGGGCACGAGGGCCTTGAGGTCGGCCGGAAGGTCAGTAAGCCCGAGGGCGCCCCAGAACTCCCAGTGCCACGGCTCAGGCTTCGACCCACCCCTGACGGCCCAGGGCGGATTGATCCAGCCGAACTTGGCGCCGTTGGCCTCCATCCACTTGTGGGTGTTCGAGTTGAAGTCGTTCATCCCGTTCTCCATGTCCATGGCCATGGCCCATCCATGGTTGGAGGTTCCGGGAGTCGCTGCGAGGTCACCTCGATCCTTCTTGGTCTGCACCTGCGCGTCGAAGCTCCGGTACACGCCGCCGACGTCGAGTCGGATGCCGTCCTTCATCGCAGCGTCACGCATGCGCTCGTAGGCAGCACCGGCGAGCGGGTGCATGAGCAGTTTACGACCGCGCGGGTCTTCGACCGTGGCCAGAGCGTTCGCCGGAATCTTTCCGTTCTCGTAGCCACCCCAGGCGAAGTCTCCTCCCGAGACCCTGGACGTACTCGCCGGAAGACGCTTGGGTAGGTTCGAGACGCCAGTCGATGTCTTAGTGACGGGTTGCGCAGGCGCGTCGAATGGTGAGGTACCGAACAGCGCTGCTGCACCCTCAGCCTCGGTCTTACTGACATTGTCCTTGTAGAGCCCATACGGGGCGGTGGTCGGAGCGAATCCGACGTTGACAGTGTCGCCTGTCGAACAACCCAAGACCTGGTGAACTGCGCGCGACGTGTCGATCGTCTTGTTGGTCCAGACGGCGGGTCCCCAGTCAGCGCATCGCACGACGCACTGCTTGCCGTTGGCCGGGTTGGTGATGAGGAGGCGCTGAGACTTCCACCAACGACGGGCGGCATCCACATCGACCTGCGAGCCCGCGAGCTTGAGCTTCGCCGGGCGCTGACCGTCGTCAATCTTGTAGGGCCAGCGCATGGCGCAGTAGTACGGGCCACCCCACTGGGTGCGCTGGCTGTCGTCAATGCCACCGGGCTCGCCGGTCAACTCGAACGGCCCATAGGCGCCACCGCCCGGTCCACCGAAGGTGCTGATCTTGCCCTGCCCGCCCGAGGGGATCATCCCGGTGAACTGGTTGACTCCTTCGATGGTGCTGACCCCGGTGTTGATGTCGACTCCTGCGATAGTGGCGCCGGTGCCGATCGCTGCTTGGTTGACCCCGATCCGATCGCTGAGCTTGTCGTACAACTCGCTGATGTTCTCGACCCAACGGCCGGGCACCTCGGCGATGTGGATGTGCTCCTTCGGCCAACCGGCCACCTCGGTGAGGAGACGGATGGCCTTGCGCTTCATGCCGCCGTCGATGTCGGTGTTGCTCGGGTCGTCATCCTCGTGCAGTAGGAACTCTGCTTCGATGGTCGACGGGTCCCAGTAGCGGAACTGGAGACGCTTGAGCGTGCAGGTTGCCTTGATGGTGATCGAGCGCGAGTGCACGCTGAACAACGGAACAGAGTCGAGGTATCCGGCAAAGGTCTGGAGCCAACGCAGACGCTTCATGCGACACACGATGCGGTCGTTGGGCTGGAACAACCGGTCGTACTTCCTGCGCTGGTTGAGCATCGAGAACGAGAAGGCATGCGCCTGGTTCTCGGCGAGGATCATGGTCCCGCGCACGAGGTCGTCAGAGACATCGACCGTGCCGAACTTCTTCGAGTCGATGAAGACCTCGACGCCGGGGGAGTAGACGAGGACAGGCACTACTCGGTCACCGCAATCGTGGGGAGAGGAGTGCGGTGACGGTCCCAGCCGCTCCACCCGTTCCATCCCCCATAGAGCGAGTCCTGCGGATCGTCGGCCGCGGTCAACTGCTCCCCGCCGGGATAGAAATACTTCGCGTCGGCGTCGTCGGTGTTGATGAACTCCGAGGCCATCGGATTGGCGAAGTCACCGGGGCTCCGGGCACCGATGAAGCCGAGGTTGATCCGGCGGTTGATCTCGTCCAGGTTCTCCCCGAAATGCACGCCGGTCTTGAGGATGGCCAGACGGTCGAACTTCCTGCTCGGCACCTGGACGCGCATCGGCCCCACTCCGCCGTCGGCCAGGGCAAGGCGGTCGCCATAGTGCTTGAGCCAGAGCGACAGAAGCGTGAACCGAGTGGGGTCCGAACCGCAGATGATCGTGATCGAGAAGGACGTCGCCGTAACGGCGGAGACATAGAACGCCTTGCGCACCCTCGCGCTATCGCTGGAACCCACGATGTCGAGGCCATGGGAGAAGCGCTCGATCATCACGCCCACCTGGCCATAGCCAGCGGCCGAGAGGGTGCAGTTTTCTCCCGCCATCAGGGGTTCCTCGGGATGAAGTGCTCGGGCGCGAAGTACGGGGTCAGCAGGTCTTCACGATCTCCCTCCGTGATGTCGTGCGTCATGCCCTGCGTCGTGAAGGCAAAGCCGCCGAAGCTCACAGCGATGTAGCGCTGCGGCACCTCGGGCGCCGACACGGGGACGTCGCAACCCCACTCCTCGACGGCCATCACTTCACCCCCTGCAACAGGGTTGCGACGTCGGGCACAGGAACTCCGGCGAGGTATGCCGCCACATCGGACTGGGTAACCGGTCCGTTGTACTTCGACTGCTGCCACCCGAGCCCGGCCGTCAGTCGAGCGATGTACTGGAGCACGGCGGCGTTCTGCACGCTCTTGACCGGACTGTTGTCCTCCACGATGAACAGCCGAAGCTGCCACGTCGGGTTGAAGTTCGCGTTAGTAGCGACAATGGCATCGTCCTGGCCGACCTCGGTGTAGCTGCGCAAGAGGACGAGGTAGTCCCACCCCTTGGCCGGGAACATGAACCGGGCCGGACCCAACTCCGGATGGAGCGCCTGACGCTCAGCGAGCGCCTTCATACGATCGAGAAAGCGCTGCTGCTCGGGCCATCCGCCGACGAGCTTGCCGCCCTCGTTGTGCTCGCTGCCGAAAGAGCCCTGAATCGTCATGTCCCCGAGGTCGACCCCGAGCACCTGGACAACGATGCCTCCAACCGTGGCGACCTCGGCGGTCTTCACCAGGTAGTCCCACGATGCCGACTCAGGATTGATCCGGAAAGGGACTCCATTGAGCGTCGCCTGTGCCATAACTAGTTGTCTCCCGGCTGGAATCGAGTGGCGGGAGGGGTCGAACGCGGCGGCGCAGTGTTCTGAGTTCGAGCCGTCGAGGCGGCGCCCGATGCGGTACCGACCGTGCGCGCTTCGATGAAGCCCTTCAACTCCGGCGCGGCGACGATCTCGACCTTGACGTTGTTGTTGCCAGACTTCGAGTCCTTCTCCTTGTCCTTCTCGAAGTCCTTGAGCGCCTGGCCCTTGGCGACTCGGTCCTTGCCCTTCTTGTCCTGGCCCGCGCCCTCCTTGCGAGCAGAGTCGATCCCGAGGTCGCCGACGGCACTGGTGTTCTCCGCCATCCCAGCGAACGTGGCTGCCGTGTCGCCCTGGCCTTCGCCCGCGACGATCTCGGCCGTACCGGAAGCAAGCTGGTCGTAGTAGCTCTCCATCGCCTCCTTGAGGGTGACGACACGAGGGCCATCTTCCGACTCGACCCGGAACCTGCGGTCGTCGTCGTGGTCCCTAAGCAGCTTCTCCACGATGGGGCTCGACTTGCCCGTACGACCACCAGCACCGAGACGATGGACGTACGCCTCTCGATCGGCATGGCGCCGCTTCGTGACCGCGTCTTCCCAGGGCTGATGGGTCTTGCTCCAACCACCGATGCGCTTCTTGAGGATGTCCTCCTTATCGGGGTTGTTCTTGATCTCCTCGGTGAGGTCTTTGCCTGGGGTGCCCAGAGCGGAATCGCCCTGCGCAGCCTTGGCCTCGGCCGCGGGGTCAATGATGCCGGTCTGGTTTCCGATGAGGTACTTGAGCGAGTCCTCGGGGCTCATGTTCTGGCCCGTCATCTGTTGCACGACCTGCTGCGTGATGAACGGGTCAGCCCCGTTGGCTTCGGCCGTGCGGACGATCTCGTCCCAGCGCGCCTGCGGCAGGTTCTTCGTGCCGAACCTCTCGCCGTACTTCTTCATCTCCTCGGACTGACCAGCAATGGCGCCGAGCGCGCGCGACCCGAGTGCACGAGCAGCGAGCGGCTGGAGCACTCGCTTCATGGCCTCGCCCTGCACGGCCGCACCACCACCGGGCTGAGAGATCGCTGCCATGTACTGCGGACGGGTAAGGCCCATGGTCTGGGCCTGCATGACCATCTGGTTCGGGCCGCTGAGCATCCCGGACATGTCCATGTTCTGGAAGCCCGGTCCGAGCCCGGACTGCATCGTGGCCATGGCGCTTGCGATGGTCGAGGCGTTGCGCCCGGAGCCACCCTGGATCGCGGCCTGGTAGTAGCCGACGAACTTCTCTCGGGCCTTATCGGCGTCGACCCCTGCCTTGCGGGCGGATTCGGTGACGCGGTCCAAGGCGTCGGCCAGTCCGTTGAGCGAGGTCTCCCCGTGAGCGGAGGCCATGTTGATGAGCTTGATCGACTCGTCGGACGTCATGCCGTAGCGGCTGTAGTTGTTCTGCCCGAAGTTCAGCGCGGCGCCGCGGTTGAAACCGCCGCTGAGGCTGTTCTCGTTGACGCCGACGACCCCGGCGTAGAGCTTGCTGGCCTCAGCCGAACCCATGCCGCCGAAGCGCTGCTGGAGCCCGAACATCTGCTGCTTGCCGCGCTCACGCATGGCTTCGAGGTTCGAGCCTCCGAGCACGCGCTGGAACTCGGCGTTCTGCGCGCGCTGGTCGGCGTAAATCTCCGAACCCGCCCACACGGCTCCGGCGACGGCTGCACCTCCACCGAGGGCAGCACCGACCTTCGGGAAGGCACCAGCGAGACCCTTGGCGAAACCGCTCTCGCCGATCTCACCGATGACGCTCTGGAGCTTCTGGGCTCGACCGAAGGACGTGACCTCGTCGGCCGTGGCGAACTGCCCGCCCTTGCCCGTGTGCGCCGCCCAGCGCATCCTCCCGGAGGCGTCGGCCGCGAGGTCGGGACCGATCTGGGCGCTGGAGAGGCCACGCTGGATGGACCCAGCGATCTTCTGGCGGATGCCGCCGACGTCGAAGCCCTGCTGGCCCATCCCGGCCCGGATGCCGAAGGGGTCGAGCTTGGGGCCACCGCCCTGACCGGCACCGCCGAACAGGTCTCGGTTGGTCTGGTACTGCTCCAGGCCAGCGCCGTGCCGTCCCGTGGTGCCCGGCACCCCGTGGCCCATCTGGCTGGTCGAGGGGACCCTCCCCTGCGATGCGGGGGACTCCTGGAACGGACCGCCCGTCTGGGGAACGTACGGGCCTCCAGGAGGGCCACCAGGAGGCCCACCGGCGCCTGGGACCATCTGGCCTGCCGAGGTCACCACGGCTGCCGCCGTCGTCAGGAACGCCTCCTGGAAGGCGCTGACAAGCTCTCCTCGGGTGTTGACGCCCATGGAGCCCATGGCGCCGGGGCGGCGCTGCTCCTGCATGAACATCGCGACCTTGTCCATCTGGAGCGACGAGGAGATGACGGCGTCCCTGATCTCCCTGGACGCCGCTCGCATGTCGGAGACGATCGCCTGGAAGCCCTGGGCGATCTCCATCGTGCCGCCGCCAGCCGTGGC